CCGTGGCGAGGTGTTCATCCCGCTGTCGCAGGTGCCGTACGCAGGCGTGCTGAATGACGGTGGTCGTACGCGTCCGCACACCATTCTGCCGCGCAACCGATACTCGCTGCGGTTCATTGCGGGGGACGGCGCCACCGTGTTCGCACGCCGTGTGAACCACCCCGGCAGCCAGTTCAGCGCACGCAACTTCATGGGCGGTGGACTCACCGACATGACGCAGCGCATTTTGAAAGATTTGCAAGAGGCGGCCGTACGCGGCTTGAAAAAGTGATGGGAATCATGCTCTGGTCTCGCGAACAAGTGTGGGCCGCCGTGTTTGCGGCGTGGAGCGCACCGTGCCTGGCTGCAGGACTGAAGACCGCCTCCCGCGTGGTGCGCCACTACACGGAAGTGGATCAAGGCGACATGCCCTACGCCGCCCAGTTGCAGAAAGGCGAGGTGTGGAAGCGCGTGCGCGGCCTGCCGCCTGCGATCGAGCTGCGTGGTGAGATCTTGATCTACACCCACAGCGAGCAGAATAATCCGGCCAATCCGCAATCTGGCATCATCAACGCTATGCTCGACATCCTCCAACAATCGTTGGGGGACGTTACTCCCGATAACAATAACACGTTGGGGCAGACTCCAGGTGTTCAGCACATCTGGATCGAGGACAACATTCAGATTTACGAAGGCATTCTCGTAAATACTTCCATCGCAATAGTACCGGTCCACATCCTGGTCGGTAGCAACATCGGCTCCTAAGGAGAAACATCATGACTCAAATCGAATTTGGCGCTGGCGTCCTGTGGGGCACCCCGCTGCTGAACCCGGACGGCTCCGTGCCGACCAACCCGACGCCGACCAAGTTCGGCATCCTGCAGGAAGTCAGTCTGAACGTCGAGTTCCAGACCAAGGAACTGTATGGCGGCCAGCAATTCCCGGCAGCCATCGGTCGTGGTCAGGGCAAGATCACCGCGTCGGCCAAGTCGGCGCAGATCATCGGCGCGCAATGGGCGCAGCTCTTCTTCGGCAAGGCATACGCAGGCGGTATGTCGATGGCCGATTTCAACGACAACACCGGGCAAGCCATTCCGGCCAGCCCGAGCACGATCACTATCACGCCGCCCGGCTCTGGCGTGTTCCAGGCTGACCTCGGTGTGGTTGGCGCCGACGGCAACCCGCTGACGAAGGTCGCTTCCGCGCCCACCACTGGTCAGTACAGCGTGAACGTCGCGACGGGCGTGTACACGTTCGCCACGGCTGACGCCGGCCAGACGGTGTTCATCAACTACCAGTACAGCCTGACCGCCGTGAACGCGCCGAAGGCCGGTAACTTCATCGTCACGAGTGACCTGATGGGTTACTCGCCGATGTTCGCCGTGGACCTGATGCTGACGTACTACGGCAAGCAGCTCACCATGCACCTGTACCAAGTCACGAGCTCGAAGCTGGCGCTGCCGGCCAAGATGGATGACTTCCTGATCCCGCAGTTCGACATGCAGGCATTCGCGGATAGCCAAAACCGCGTGGCCGCATTCTCGTTCAGCGGCGGCTAATAACAAGAACAGCCTACCTCAACCAGAGCACACCGGAGAACCATCATGACACACCTCGACACATCCGATTTTCAAGACCTGCCGGGTTCGTTCATCAAGCTCGGCAAGACTGGGCTGGTTTGCCCGGCGTTGAATTTCAAAGCGCTGAAGTCGTTGAAGCCGCAGCTCACTGTCATCCAAAGCGGCTGGGCGCTGGACGCCAATGACGAAAAGGCCGAGCAGTACATCGCGGCCGTCGTCACGGTGGTGCACGCCGCGCTGAAGCGCAACTATCCGCACATCACTGCAGAGTCGATTGAAGAGTTCGTCGATCTCCACAACGTCTCTGAAGTGACCATGGCTGTGATGGGCATTTCCGGCTTCAATCGCGAAGCGGCGGGCCAACCCGGTAGCGACGCGGGGGAGTCGACTGGGACGACCTGACGGTACAGCTTCTGCGGGAATTCAGCGGCTGGACGTGGGAGTATGTCGATGAAACAATGACTATCCCACGTCTCAACGCTGTGATGAAACAGTGGGAAGTCGTCCCACCCAAGGTTTCTCTCCTGGCCGGTATAGCTGGCTGGGATTCCAGCAAGGCAGGCGCCAAACGCAGCGGTAACGACGGGAGCGGTAAAACGAACGAAGAGAAGGTTTCTGAGTTGCTGAGTATCTTCCCTGTCTTGGGTGCCTAAAATGGCTGACGAACTGAAAGTAGGCGTAACAGTATCCCCGGAAGGGGCCGAGGCCGGCTCCAAGGCTGCGGCTGACTCTATCAAGTCGGCCGCTGATTCTATTAAGGCGTCGCTTGACAATGTTCAGGCGACCATGAACAGCCTGAATACCACGATGGCGTCTGCGTTCGCCAACGTCGGTAAGCAGGTGCAGGCGGGCGGTGCCGCAGCCGAAGAAGGCATGCGCCGCATCGAGCGGTCTGGCACTGGCGTGCGCCGTGAACTGCTGGTGCTGGCACACGAAATTTCGCAGGGGCAGTGGACGCGGTTCGGTGGCTCGCTGATCGTGATGGGCGAGCGCATGGACTTGCTGCGCTACCTCGCCAGCCCGACCGGCGTGGCGTTCGGTCTTATCGCCGGCGCCATCGGTCTGATGGTTACCGCCGCCATCAAAGGCCACAATCAGCTAGATCAACTGAACCGAGATCTCATTCTCAGCGGCAACTACGCTGGGTTGACGGCCGACAAATACATCCAGATGGCGCGTGCCATCCAGTCCGGTGTAGGTGGCGGCGTAATCGACGCACAAAAGGCGCTGAGCGCGACCGCAGCCACGGGGGTGTTCGGGCCGAACACCGTGCAGTCGGTTGCATCTGCGGTGGACAAGATCGCTCAGCTCAGCGGGCAGACTGCTGACAAGGTAGCGGCTGACTTCGCGAAGATGGAGAACGGCGTCACCAAGTGGGCCGAAACTTCCAAGATCGCGCTGAACAACCTGACTGTCAGCGATCAGCAGTACATCCGCTCGCTGGAGCAGCACGGCAAGGCGCAGGAGGCGATGGCCTTCGCGGCTGATCGCATCAACGCCAAGCTGAAGGACACCGCTACTCAACTCGGCTACCTGCCGGGGCTGCTGAAAACCGTCAGCACAGCATGGCAAGAATTCTGGAACGCGGCCATGGACCTAGGCCGCCCCACCACGCCTGAGCAGCGCCTCGCGACGCTGAACAAGCAACTGTCGGAGCTGCGTGGCCATGCGTTTGCACAGCCGGGCGGCCTGCTCAGTGCCGGGTACGACAAGATGGCTAGCGAGGCCGCCAACCTGCAGGAGGAAATTCGCCTGAAGGAGCGTTCGCTGTCGCTGGAAAACCAGAAGAACGAGGTGATCCGCAAGGGCAAGGCAGCCGATACGCTAGCCGCCAGCCTGCGTGAGCAAGCCGGTGGTGCCGAAGTAGTCAAACAGAAGATTGACGAATACCGCCGCAGCATCGCCGCACTCACGGAAGCTAAGAAATACGACAGCAATGTGCAGGTACCCAGCGCCGCCGAGCAAGCGCGTGTGGAAGCGTATATCCGCAGCCGCAACTTGAAGGCCGACAAGACTACGCCGGCCGGTGAATTCTCTGCTGCCCGCGCGCAGGCGCAGGCCGAGGTGGCGCTGTTGCGGGATAACCTGAACAACCAAGAGCGCATTCTTCAGCAGTCGTACCAGAACCAGGAAATTTCCATCCGAGAGTTTTACGACCGCAAGCGCAAGTTGGTCGAGGACAGCCTTGCGCTAGAGCTCCGCGTACGTCAGGAAGAACTCGGCGCCGCCCAGCGTGCGGCAAGTGGTTCGGCCACCGCAGAGCAGCGACTGCAGGCGCAGGCCAAGATCGTTCAGGTGCAGGGCCAGATCAACCTGCTGCGTCAGCAAGAGACCAACCAGATCGCCGCGCTGAACGCCGAGGAGGCACGGTCCATCACGCAGCAAGAGAAGCGGCTGCAGACCATCCGCGCAGAAACGCAAGAGCGCTTGAACAATATGCGCATCGAGGAGCAGTTGAACCTCGTCAAGCTTGGGTTCGACAAGGGCGGCGCCGGGCGTATCTCGCAAGTGGAGATGATCGAGCAGCAGAAGCAGCTCGAGCTCCAGCGCACCGCCATCGCGCAGGAGGGACTCTGGGCGCGGCTAGCGATCGAAGGCCAGTCGCCTGTTGAGGTGGCTAAGATCCTGTCGCAGATTGAAATTGAACAGGAGCAGCACACCAACAAGATGAAGCAGCTCGCCGCGCAGCAGGCGGAGGCGTACTATAAGCCGTTCCAGGACGCGGCCAACGTGCTGCAGAGCAGCTTCTCTAATTTGTTCAGCACGCTGGGCGACCGTACGAAGACACTGAGCCAGAAGTTCATGGCATTCTTTGATAGTGTCGCACAGGGGCTGGCCCGCATCGGCGCCAACCTTATCGCCCAGAACCTGTTTGGCGGCGGCACCGGCACGGGTGGCAATAGTGGGGGCGGCTTGCTGGGCGGCCTGTTCGGTTCCATCATGGGTATGGTGGCGTCTTACGACGTGGGTACTGAGTACGTACCGAAGACCGGGCTGGCGCTCATCCACGAAGGTGAGCGCATCGTGCCGGCACGCGACAACGCCAGTGGCAATTTCGGCAAAGGCATGACGGTGCAGAATCAGTTTGTTGTGAATGGTCCGATCGATAACCGGACGCAAGCGCAGATTGCCGCAATGGTGGCGAGCGCAAGCTCCCGAGCACTGCGTAGGAATGGATAATGGCAACCTTCCTTGAAACCCCACGATTCCCGGACGACATCGCCTTTTGGGCGCAGGGCGGTGCGCGGTACAACACGATCGTGACCACCAGCACCAGCGGGCGTGAAAAGCGGAATGGCCTGTGGCAGTACTCGCTCGGTATGTGGTCCATCCAGAACGTGAGCCGTACGGTAGCGGTGCCGCAGGCGTATAACATCGCGCAGATTCGCAATTTCTTCCGCGCGATGAAAGGGCAGTTGTTCGGCTTCCGCTTCCGGGATTGGACTGACTATCAAGACGACGGCGCCGGCTTCCTGGGTTCGGCGTTCACCGGGTACTCTACAGTTCCCGTGGCCGGCGGCAACGGCACCGCGTCGTACCAGATGTACAAGTTGTACAGCGAAACGCCATTCTACGACTACCGCGTGGTCCAGAAGCCATACAACGGCGGGGGCATCAGCATCTACCGCAACGGCGCGTTGGTGACGCCCGGCACAGGTGCGGGTCAGTATTCGCTGGACACCACCACCGGCATCGTCACGTTTGTTGCCGACGGGCAGAACACCAACATCAGCGCCATCACGCCCGGTGCCACCACGACTATCCCGCTGCTTGGGCCGGTGGCTGGGCTTGTTGTAGGTGATTACGTGTATGTGACGGCCGAGAGCGGCTCCATTGGCGCGTTCCTGAACAACAAGGCGTGGCAGGTGACGGCCATCAGCGGCAGCAACATCACCATCGCGGCCAACACTACGGGCCTCACGGGTGGTACTGGCGGCATGGTGCAGCGGTTTCCGCAGCCTACCGAAACGCTTACGTGGACGGGCATGTTCGATACGCCCTGTCGGTTTTCTAACGACAAGTTCGACGCCGCCTTTACCACGGACGGGCTGGTCACGCTGAACCTTGAAATTGTGGAGATTCGTCTATGAGGACAATCAGCCCCGCGCTGCTTGCCCACCTACAGGGCGACACGCGCACGCTTGCCAACCTGTGGAAGATCACGCGTCAGGATGGCAACGTGTACGGCTTCACCGATCACGATACTGCCATCCTGTTCGGCGGCATCACGTACGGTTCGCTGGGTGGGTTCAGCGCCAGCACGCTGGAGATGAGCAGCGACATGTCTACCTCCAACGCCGAGGTGATCGCGCTGTTCGACGGCGGCCCGGTGAACGAGGCTGACATGCTGGCCGGCGTGTGGGATAATGCGGCCATCACCATTT